AATCTGCAGACTGCACAAATACCCGTGGCCTATCAACAGTTTGTTCCTCCACCAGAAGCACAAAGCAGTAACTACCAGGCATTTCACATGGCCATAGACATGTTGTCCAAGGCTGAACGTCCTGTGATAGTAGCAGGCAATGGTATCAACCTAGCCAAGGCACGACAACAGTTGCGTGACTTTGTAGATGCACATCAGATTCCTTTTGTGACGACATTCCTAAGTCGCGACCTCATTGAATATGATCATCCTCAGAATCTGGGCATGATGGGCATCAAGGGCAACCGCTGTGCCAACTTTGCTCTACAGAATGCTGACTGTTTAATCATACTGGGTTGCTCCATGAACGTTACGCACATTGGCTACGATGCCAAGTCGTTCAGTCCAGCCAGCAAGAAGATCATGATTGACATTGATGCCAATGAGCTAGGCAAAGACATCTTCAAAGTAGACCTTCCCATAGTTGGCGATGTCCAGGAGTTCTTTAACATTGCCCGCACCTATCCCAAGAGATACAGAGCTGCTGAGTGGAGCAAGACCTGTGAACGCTGGAAAGAAATCTGGCCAATCTATCGTGAGAATGTGCATCGTGCTGATAAGCATGGATTGAATCTTTATGAGATTGTGGAAAGCATCAATCGCAACATGCAGCCCAATGACTGCTTCATTGTAGATGCTGGTCAGCCCTGTTATATTCTCAGCACCAATGGCAAGTATAAAACTGGGTGTCGCTACATGGCACAGGCTGCACAGGGCGACATGGGCTATGCCATACCTGCCAGCGTGGGTACACATTTTGCCGATCCAAATTTAAACATAGTTGTGGTCATAGGTGAGGGCAGCTTCTACACCAACATGCAGGAGCTGGCTGTGATTCGACAGCACAACATACCCGTAAAGATTTTTGTCATCAACAACGATGGCTACATGAGCATCAAACAGACTCAGGATAAATTCTTTGGCGGACGTCAATGGGGGGTGAGTCAGAGTACTGGAGTATACTTTGCTGACATTGGTAAAGTGGCAGCGGCTTTTGACATGGCATACTTCAAAGTACAGAACAACGAAGAACTGGATCAGTTCATGCCCAGTCTGATGCGCAGAAACTATCCTGTGATTGTAGAATTTATGAGTCAGAATACTCTGGATGTCATGCCTGCACAGGCCATCAAAGAAGATGGTACACAGGGTGCCTTGCATGACATGGCACCGTTCCTGGCACCCGAAGAACTAACACGAGAAATGATTGTTAAAATATGAGGCCTATATGAAGATAGCAGTTCTGGGTAGTCGAGGATTTGTTGGTCGAAATTTGGCAGAAAGATTTCGTCGTGAAGGCCATGATGTCATTGGCCTGACTCGAGACATCATAGATCTGCTGAACCCACAGGAAGTAAAACATTGGCTATCGATCAATGAACCTGATCTGGTGATCAATGCAGCTGCAGTAATGACCACAGACAGCAATATAGCTGATGCCAGAAATAATCTGGGTATCTTCATGAACTTCTATCATAATGCACATTTGTTCGGTCGTTTTATTGATACTGGCAGCGGCGCAGAATTTGATCGCAGTCGCAACATCGACAACATGACCGAGTCTGAATTGTTTCGTTGCTGGCCAGCCGACAGCTATGGCTTTGGCCAGAACCTCAAGGGGCGACTCTGTGTAGATCGCGACAATTTTTATCATCTGAGAATCTTTAACTGTTTTGGTACTGGCGAACAACCTAGTCGTCTGGTGGCCAGATTCCTCAACAACAATGCACAGTTTCGCATCATCAATGATCGATACTTTGACTTCTTTGGCATAGACGATCTATATACCGTGGTGAAGCACGTCAGCACAGTAAACCATATGCCACTGTGGTTGCGTGACATCAATTGTGTATATACACAGAAACGTAAACTGTCTGACATGATTAAACTGGTGTGTGATGTGCGTGGACTAAGCTATGATAGTTTTACCATAGACAGCACCAGTGAACTAAATTATACTGGCAATGGAGATCGTCTGGCTCTGATGGTTCCAGATCTCCTGGGTCTACAACGCAGTGTGGAGAGATATTAATGAACAATACCAAGGTTGTCTATGTAACTGGCTGTCTGGGATTCATTGGCTATCACGTAGCCAAACAATGTCTGGATGCAGGCTGGTATGTGTATGGTGTAGACAAGGGCACCTACGCGGCCAACTGGAATCTGCTGCCCAAGCTACAGAGCTACGACAAATTCAGATTTGAGCAGACAGACATCAACGACATGAAGAAGATTTTGTACTGTGACTACATCATCAACACAGCTGCTGAAACTCATGTAGACAACAGCATAGAAAAGAGTGCAGACTTTGTACGCAGCAACATCGATGGTGTACACAATCTGCTGGAACTGCTGCGCAATCATGCTGGACGTAAACCCATATTGCTGCATTTTAGCACTGACGAAGTCTATGGCGATATCGACTCAGGCAGCTTTACTGAAAGTCAATTACTCAAACCGAGCAATCCCTATAGTGCCACCAAGGCTGCAGCCGACATGCTGATCAGTGCCTGGGCTCGCACCTACAATGTGCCCTGGATCATAGTGCGTCCCACCAACAACTATGGCATAGGCCAGTACACCGAGAAGCTCATACCCAAGGCAGTTAAATATCTGAGTCTGGGTCGTCAGGTACCGCTGCACATGAATGGTACCCCACGACGCACCTGGCTACATGTCGAAGATACTGCAGACGCCATACTGCATATTATTCGATATGGTGTGGTGAATGAAATCTATAACATCAGCGGCAACTATGAAACCAGCAACCTGGATGTAGTACATCAGATCATAGACCACATGTACATTGGTGTTGACTATGAAGCTCATATAGACTTTGACTATCAAAGAGCTGGCGCAGATGTGCGCTACAGCATCGATGATCTTAAACTCAGATCCCTGGGCTGGTCTCCGCGTCGTGTGTTCAAAGACGAATTGCCAGGCATAGTTGATTACTATCAGCAGAACTTTGTCTGGTAATGTTTACTCAGTACAGCAAAGACCGCATGGAGATCTGTCGTGGCTGCGAGCATTATCGCGCCATGACCAAACAATGCATGGTCTGTGGTTGCTTCATGCCAGCCAAGACCAGTTTTAAAGACCAGGAGTGTCCTCTGGACCCTCCCAAATGGGGAAAGATCGTTGAAAGCAAATATACTCCAAGCACACTTGGATGTTGCGGCCAGGTACGCTGAGCTTAGCAAAGCACGTCGTCTCAAGGTAGGTGCTGTAGTCGTCAAGGATGACAGAATTATAAGTATTGGGTATAATGGTACTCCGCCAGGCTGGGACAATAACTGTGAACACGAACTACATCAGCCCGTGGGTCGTGTAGATCTGGTAACCAAGCCTGAGGTCATTCATGCCGAGGAGAATGCCATTGCCAAGCTGGCTCGCAGTCATGAGAGTGGTGACGGAGCCAGCATGTTCATAACCCACGCACCCTGTGCACAATGTGCCAAACTGATATTAATGTCAGGCATTAAGAATGTCTACTATCGTGACATATATCGTGACGATGCTGGAATTAAGTTTTTACAACAGGGTGGCGTTCATATAGAAAAAATAGAAAAAGATGGGGATTAAAAAACACATAGAATGCTATAACTGTGACGCTGTTTTTAAAATTACACACGACCTGGATGCCGATTATTATCAGCTCACGGTCTGTCCTTTCTGCGCATCTGACCTAGAAGAAGAGGAAAGCTTCGACCAGGAAGACGAAGACGAAGAATAGCTCCGATAGATACTTCTATTATAGGAGTATCTGATGTGGATCTACAACAATGCTGAATTTATCGAGCCCAGTGCTGCCGATTATGGTTTTGTCTACTGCATAACCAATCTGGAGACTGGGCGTCGCTACATAGGTAAAAAACTATTCTGGAACCGAAAGACTCGGCAGGTCAAGGGTAAAAAGAAACGCTATCTGGCGGAATCGGACTGGCGTGACTACTACGGCAGCAACGATGAGCTCAAAGCCGACATCGAAAAGTCAGGCATTGACAAATTTA